ACATGACGGTGTGCGCAGTTGCCATTGCCGCACCTTCGGGGAAAGCGCCAGTTGGTGTGAGTACCTTCTTTTTTTGAGGAGTTTACAAGTGACTGATAACTTGGCGTCTGATGTGACGGTGAAAAAACACCCTGGTGGCCGTCCTGTCGTTTATGGCATCGATAACCCGTGCTGGCAGATATTGTGTGAGCAGATTTCGGAAGGCAAAAGTCTAAGCAGTGCGCTTAAGACGTCTGAGGGTATGCCATCGTATCAACTGGTGATGCTGATGCTTAGAAACAACCCTGAGTTCAGAGCTATGTACGAAAAGGCCGTAGAAAGCCGTGCAGACCGTTTGGCAGAGGAAATCATCGAACTGGCTGACCAAGAGATGCCAGAAGGCTTAGAAGGCCCTATGGCGTCTGCATGGGTGCAACAAAAGCGTATGCAAGTTGATGCACGCAAGTGGGTTGCAAGTAAGTTGAAGCCTAAGACCTATGGTGATCGCATAGACGTTGCCGTGACCGATAACCGAATCAGCGTTATGGATGCACTTAAAGAAGCAAAGCAGCGCGTCTTGAAGGATGAGAGCAACGTAGTTGATGCGGAAGTCAAGGAGGCGTGATTAACAGGGTTATGCAAAGAATGCATAGATTTTGTAGCGTTACGCGCACGCGCCCGCCCCTTTTTGAAAAAAAAGTAAGTAAGCGCTCACTAACAAAAAAAGTAAGTAAGCACTCACTAACTTAGCCGATCGGCAAGTTATCCACAGGGTGTTTTGACAGTTGTTCATGCTGGGCTGTGCATAACTCGATACGATGACAATACGACATGTATAACCTGTGCATAACCGCATATCAACTTAACATAATGGTCATTGTATAAAGTGAGTGTAGCATTTGGTATTCATTTCTGATTGTGCGGTCAAGTAAGTAAGTACCAACTAACATTTGGGTTAGTGAGCACCCACTAACGTGGCCGGATGGCCGATGGCCCCCCCATAGGGCCGGCGCAAAGGGCCAAAGGTAACGTATGCCCCGCGAACATTTTTTAAAATTTTTTTCTATTTTATTTTTTCAAAAAATGATTTAACATCGCGCCATGCCGATCTACACCAACGCCCTCGCCCAGCGCCCAGCGAACATGTTGGCGTACCAAGACACTTTGAGCGCAACCCCGCGCAACGAGTATTTGGGCGCACTGGCTGACCTGATTGCGCAGAGTTATTCACCCCAGCGCACCCAGCAGATGCAAGGCACAGCGCGGTTCTTATCACTGCCTGCCATCAGCCAGACACTGGATCGCCTGTCCTACGGCGAACCCCTAACAACTGGCGCCGGTGGTTTAGGCGGCACAACACGAGTCCGGCCAGAGGCCCTAGAAGCGGCCATGGCTGTAGCTCCAGCAGCAAAGCCTGCGACTATGGCGTCATTGCAGGCGGCAAGAGAAGCACGCAGAGCTGCGCTGGCCGCTGGTATGGCTGGTGAACGCTACGCTGAGAAGGTTGTGCCTCAGATCATGGAGCGTGGTGGTTTGCCGGCTGAGATGTTGCAGGGAATGGCACAGAACACGACATCCAACATGGCCGAGCGTGTTGGCAAGTTAAAGGCGATTGAGGCGTTGTTCCCAGGCAAGACTGAGGCGATGCTGTCGCCTGCTGAAAAGTCTGCGCTGACCAAATACAAACAAATTTTGGATACGCCTGCGGTGATGCGTAGAGAGCAGGCCAGATTATTTGGCACTGGTGATATTGTGCAGCCATCATTGAATGTGGCGCAAGAAATTGGCGTGCATCCTAATGCGCTACTAGACAAGTACGTTGTGCCTATTTTGTGGGATACGTCTGCGACTGGCGGCAACGTAACGCAAATTGCAGGCGTGCCGTTAACGCAAGGTTTGCGCGATGCCACGCCTGCGTTTGTTCAGCGTCAAGGTGGCAGGCGTTATCCGTACATTGCAGAGAATTTGCAACAAGGTGTTGGTGGTGCGTCAAACGAAACCGCGCAAGTTTCCAAGATCAATAACTTGAATAAGTTTAGTGAGTTAGGTGACACGATTGGTGTGCAAATGAATTTGGCGCCAAGTGGCATTAACTTTTCGCACCATATTGCTGAGTCTTATGTTGGCGCTTTAAATGCACTTAAGCCTTCGCGTGAGGCTTTGACATCGTTTAGGGACGCCGTTAGAAATGTGAAGTCGGTTGATCCAGTGACTAAAGAGGTGTCATACCCTTACAAGAAGTTCCCTGGCTTGGATAGCGCCAATATTCGAGAAATTATGGCCAACGGTGTGCCAGGCGAGTACAGCGCCGGCAACATCCGCAAGGCAATTGGTGAAGTTGGTTCGACAGCTGCAATGGAGAAACAAGGTTTCCCGCGCTGGCAAGATGTGTACAACGTGATGAGTGAGCCAGGCGCTGAGACTGGTATGGCGCATACGCTATTGGCTGTTAAACCTAACACCCAGATGGTTACGCCAAACTTTAAGCATGGCTCATACAATGCCGGCCTTGAAGCGCAAGTTATGGGTTCTTTGCAAAATGCTCAAGGGCAAATTGTTGGTGTGCCTGATCGTTTGATGATGCAAAAGACTTTTGCCAAGAAAATAGCTGAAGGCAAGAACATTAACAACATTCGCACATCATTGCTGAAAAGCCATCATGGCGAAAGACTTGATCAAGAAGCAATTGACAATATTGCTAGATACCTTGGGTATCAAGTTGATTAAGCGATTCAAGATGCTCTTTTTCTTTGGTCAATTCTTCAAGCAATTGATTGACAATTTCCAGACGCTGCGCATCTGTTTGGCTCCAAAATGCTTCTGGCATCCGCAAGTAAGCCGAATTGTTTGAAAAGTTAAAACCACAGTATGCAACTACTTTTTTCATTGATGGCCTCCAAAGCACCATTCTATCAGATAGCTAGATAAATGCAAACCACAATCTACAAGCCCGAAGACGAACAAGAGTTGATGGCCACGCTGTGGACACCGGCCATTGCCGATGACCCAGAGGCGTTTGTGCTGTTTGCCTTCCCTTGGGGCCAAGAGAACACGCCACTGGCGAACTTCAAAGGCCCACGCAAATGGCAGCGTGAGGTCTTGCGTGAGATCACCGCCCACATCAAGCGCCAGCAAGGACGCATAGACTTTGAAACCCTGCGCCATGCCGTGTCTTCTGGCCGTGGTATAGGCAAATCTGCCCTCGTGTCCTGGCTCACCATCTGGATGTTGTCTACCCGCATAGGCTCAACAACGATTATTTCGGCCAACAGCGAAGCCCAGCTGCGTGCGGTGACATGGGCCGAGATCACAAAGTGGTTGGCCATGAGTATCAACAGCCACTGGTTTGAGGTGGCTGCCACCAAGATCACGCCAGCGGCATGGTTGACTGAACTGGTTGAGAAAGACCTGAAAAAAGGCACACGGTATTGGGCTGTTGAGGGCCGTTTGTGGTCAGCAGAGAACCCAGATGCTTACGCTGGTGTCCACAACTTTGATGGTGTGATGGTGATCTTTGACGAGGCCAGCGGTATTGACGACTCGATCTGGGCTGTGACGGCTGGTTTCTTTACGGAAAACACACCGAACCGCCTTTGGTTGGCTTTTTCCAATCCACGCCGAAACACTGGCTACTTTTATGAGTGCTTTAACTCCAAACGCGACTTTTGGAGCAACAAGGTGGTGGACGCACGCACGGTGGAAGGCACAGACAAACAAGTCTACCAAAACATCATTGACGAATACGGCCCAGACAGCTCACAAGCCCATGTCGAGGTCTATGGCATGTTCCCATCTGAGGGTGATGACCAGTTTATTCCGGCTGATATTGTGGATGAGGCAATGAGCCGGCCCAAATACAAGGATCAGACGGCGCCAATCATCATTGGAGTTGACCCTGCACGCTTTGGCGCTGATGCTACGGTGATTGCCATACGCCAAGGGCGCGACATTGTGCGCATTGACCGCCATCGAGGTGATGACACCATGACGGTGGTTGGCCACATCATTGAGGCCATCGAGGAATTTAGCCCAACCCTAGTGGTCATTGACGAAGGTGGGCTTGGCGCTGGCATTGTTGACCGTTTGAAAGAGCAAAGGTACAAAATCAAAGGTGTCAACTTTGGCAATAAATCGGCAAATCCGATCATGTATGGCAATAAAAGGGCTGAAATGTGGGGAAAAATGAAGGAATGGCTGCGCTCTGCCAGCATTCCCAAAGATAGGTTCTTGAAAACTGATTTGGTTTCGCCTATGATCAAGCCAGATTCGAGGGGCACTATATTTTTGGAGTCAAAGAAGGACATGAAAGCCAGAGGTTTGGCCAGTCCTGACGCAGCTGACGCAATATGCGTTACATTTGCGTTTCCCGTGGCTCACAGGGAATATACTGCGAAGGAAAGAACCCGCGCATATTCTGACCGCACGGCTGTAGCAACTTCTTGGATGGGATCATAACTATGGCTACCAAAAAAAATGTCTCTTTAAGCGTTGGCCGTGGCGAAAAGTTGCCGGTGTCCAAGGGCGCTGGTTTGACTGAAAAAGGCCGCGCCAAGTACAACCGCGAGACTGGCTCTAATCTCAAAGCGCCAGCACCGAACCCCAAAACCAAGGCTGATCAAGGCCGAAAAGATTCATTCTGCGCCCGTATGGGTGCAGTGGCAGCCAACGCCAAGGATGGCGAACGAGCTAAAGCAGCTCTCAAACGATGGAAGTGTTAAATCATGGCCACTAAACCACCAGGCTTGTATGCCAATATCGCAGCCAAACGTGAGCGCATAGCCGCTGGCAGCAAAGAGAAGATGCGCCAGCCAGGCGACAAGGGCGCTCCAACGGCCAAGGCGTTTAAAGAATCTGCTAAAACTGCGAAGAAGAAATAATCATGGCAAATACCAAGCCAATTGGCGTTGCATACGAAGACCAGAACATCATTGGTGCGGATATTGTTCAGGCCACCAACATTGCCACTACTGGCACGATTGGTTATGCAGCTGGCGCTTACGACACCGTAACGCAAACCAACAACAAGACCACAGCGGTCACGATTAACACGCCTTCTGGCCAGATCATTACGGCCAACGCTCAGATGGCTCCTAACGCCAATGCGGTGTTTGTGGTCAATTGCAGCACTGTCAGCACCAAAGATGTGGTGGTGATCAGCGTGGCCTCTGGCGGCACTTTGGGTGCGTACAACGTGTTCATTGTGGCTGTCGGCAATGGCTCGTTCACGGTAGAAATTAAGAACGTGACCAACAATGCGTACAGTGAAGCAATCCACTTGAACTACGCTATTTTTCACACGGAGACTTAAATGCCACTCGTCAAATCAAAATCACCCGAAGCCTTCCGCAAGAATGTGAAGGCCGAAGTGGCCGCAGGCAAGCCAGTCAAGCAGGCTGTGGCAATTGCCTACTCAGTCAAGCGCGAAGCACAAAAACAAAGCCCTAAGAAAAAATGAAAGCACTGCAAGACTGCATCATCATTGAGCGCGATGTTGAAAAGCATCCCTTGTTTGTGCTACCGCAAACTGAAAAGTTAGGTACTGGCATTGCAATTGCGATTGGGCCAAAATGCCTAGACATCAAAGTTGGTGACCATGTATACTTTGATGTAGGGCAAGAATTTAAGCAGGACGGCAAAGAGTATGTCGTCATGCGTGAGCCTCATATTTTAGGGGTTTTGGAATGAATGATCCAACCGGAATAGTCGCAGCCGCTAATGTGGCTGCTGGCGGTAAGCCTGCAAAGAGTGATTCAGACATATTGACAGTCGCCCGTGCGCGACTGGACATGGCTGTCTCTGCATTGGCTGAAAGCCGTGAGGATGAGATTGACGATCTGCGCTTTTATGCCGGATCACCCGACAATCATTGGCAGTGGCCTGCTGACGTTTTGGCCACTCGCGGTGCGGTGCAAGGTCAGACGATTAACGCACGCCCGACACTGACAATCAACAAACTGCCGCAGCACGTTCGTCAAGTGACGAATGACATGCGTCAGAACCGTCCAGGCGCGAAGGTCATCCCAGTCGATGACAACGCTGATGTGGAAGTGGCCGACATTTTCAACGGCATGATTCGCCACATTGAGTACATCTCTGACGCTGATGTGGCATACGACACGGCCTGCGAGAATCAGGTGTCCTACGGTGAAGGCTACATCACCTTGATGACTGAGTACTGTGACGAGAACACATTCGATCAAGACATCAAGATTGGCCGCATCCGTAACAGCTTCTCGGTTTACATGGATCCGCTGATCCAAGACCCAACGGGCGCAGACGCCAAGTATTGCTTTATCACCGAAGACCTCACAAAAGCAGAATATGAGCGCCAGTATCCCGATGCCGCGCCTATCTCAACCTTGCAATCCCTTGGCGTGGGTGACCAGTCAATCAGCAACTGGCTCAATGAAGACACTGTGCGTATTGCCAGTTACTACTACATTGACTACGACAAAACCAAGCTGAATTTGTACCCTGGCAACCAGTCGGCCTTTGAAGGCACGCCAGAGGACAAGATGCTCAAGGAAATGTTTGGCAAGCCTGTCAAATCACGCATGTCTGAGCGCCCACGGGTGATGTACTGCAAGATCAATGGGTATGAAATCCTTGAACAAAAAGAATGGGCTGGCAAATGGATTCCTGTGATCCGTGTTGTTGGCAACGAGTTTGAGGTTGATGGCCGTATCTACATCTCTGGCTTAGTGCGTAACGCCAAAGATGCCCAGCGCATGTACAACTACTGGGTGTCTCAGGAAGCTGAGATGTTGGCCTTGGCTCCGAAGGCTCCGTTCATTGGCTACGGTGGCCAGTTTGAGGGCTACGAAGACAAGTGGAAGACGGCCAACACCAACAACTGGCCTTATCTGGAAGTCAATCCAGACGTTACAGACGGCCAAGGTGCGGTCTTGCCACTACCCCAACGTGCGCAGCCGCCAATGGCCTCTACGGGTCTTTTGCAAGCCAAAGCTGGCGCATCTGAGGACATCAAGTCCACAACCGGCCAATATAACGCCAGTTTGGGTATGGGAAGCAATGAACGCTCCGGTAAAGCCATTTTGGCTCGCCAACGTGAGGGTGATGTCGGCACATACCACTATGGTGACAACCTGACCCGTGCCGTGCGCCATGTGGCTCGTCAGTTGGTGGACTTGATTCCCAAGATTTACGACACACAGCGCATTGCTCGCATCATTGGTGAAGACGGCGAGACTAAGATGATCAAGATCAATCCTGATCAGCCGCAACCCGTCAACAAGATTGTCAATGAGCAGGGTATTGTGATTGAGAAGATTTACAACCCAGGCGTTGGCAAGTACGATGTGGTGGCCACAACTGGCCCAGGCTATGCAACCAAGCGCCAAGCGGCATTGGAAGCCATGGCGCAGCTGTTGCAAGGCAACCCACAATTGTGGTCTGTGGCTGGTGACTTGTTTGTCAAGAACATGGATTGGCCTGGCGCGCAGGAGATGTCTAAGCGCTTTGCCAAGACCATTGATCCCAAGTTCTTGTCAGATGACAATGACGATCCAGCATTGCAGGCAGCCCAGCAACAGATTCAGGCCATGGGCGCCGAGATGGAGCAGATGCACCAGATGATCCAGAATGTCGGCAAATCAATCGAGATGCAAGACTTGGAGCGCAAGGACTTTGAGGCTCAGATCAAACTGTATGATGCCGAAACCAAGCGTATTGCTGCGGTTCAGGCCGGTATGACTGAAGAACAGATTCAAGACATCGCCATGGGTGTTGTCGCTGCGGCCATGGAGTCGCAAATGGCGATGGTTCCGATGATTCGTGATGAGAATCCAGAGCAAGAGATGATGGCTCCAGAACAAGAAATGATGCCACCTGAACAAATGATGCCCCCACAAGGAATGCCACAATGAAAGCCGCAGACTTTATCGGAATCTTATTCCTAGCCCGTGACGTGACGCACAGTGTTCACCTGAACACCCGCAGTTACAGCAAGCATGTGGCGCTCAACATCTTTTATGACCGCATCATTGGCGCGGCTGACGACTTTGCTGAAGCCTACCAAGGCCGGTATGGCCTGATTGGCCCCATCACCCTGCATTCGGCCAAGAAAACGGCCAATGTGATTGAATTTTTGCAAGACTCACTTGCTGAAATTGAGGCCGCAAGATACGATGTGTGTGATAAATCTGACTCATCGCTTCAGCAATTGATAGATAATATCGTTGAGATTTATCTTCGCACTTTGTACAAATTGAAATTCTTGGCGTAAGGACATATCATGGCTAACAAATATCAAGGCGCGGCTGACGCGCAAATCAAAGTCGGCGGCGGCAAGCTATACGGCGTGTTTGTCTCTAGCACGTCAAGCGGTACTTTTGCCCTGTACGACAGCGCAACAGCCAGCACCAGCGATCCCAAGATTGCGGCGACTGTGACCCCCGCAGCAGGCGGTCAGTACTTGAGTTTCCCTGCTGGCATCTGGTTCAGCAACGGTCTATACATCGACATTGCCAACACCATCGAATACACTGTCGTCTACGAATAAAGGTAAATCATGGCCGTCTTTCTCTCCCCTGTGGGCGGCGTTGCGGCCCAGTTCTTTACCAACACTGGCGCGGTTCTGACTGGCGGTAAGCTGTTTACCTATGCGGCAGGGACTACAACCCCTTTAACCAGCTACACCACTAGCGCGGGGACTGTTGCCCGTACAAATCCAGTTGTTTTAGATGCAGCTGGCCGAGTGCCTGACGGCGGTGAAATATGGATTACAGCAGCGGCATACAAGTTTGTTTTAACAGACTCAAATGATGTACTAATTGCCACTTACGACAATATTTTTGGATTTGGTGCAACATCTGCGGCAAATTACACAGGGAATGGATCAACCGTTTCTTACGCTGTTGCAGGAAGTGTAGTTGCTGTTTACATCAACGGCGTATATCAAAACAAGAATACATATTCTGTTTTAGATACAACATTGACGTTTAGCGAAGCCCCTCCTCTTACATCTCTTATTGAGATTTTGTACAACTGATAAGGATTGGTTATGGCCAACACGAAAATCTCCGCGCTAACCTCTGCAAGCACCCCGTTGGTGGGTACAGAAGTTTTACCGATTGTTCAATCTGGCGCGACAGTCAAAGTTGCTAATAACGATTTACGCCCAAAACAAATTCAATCAAATGCCACATCAGGCGTTTTGCAAGTTGCAGGCCCTGCGGCGGCTTCTACTCGCGTAATGACTGTTCCTGATGCTAACTTCACCGCCGCCCGTACTGATGCCGCTCAATCCTTTACTGGTGATCAGACTTTAAGCACCGGTAATTTAATTATTGGCACATCTGGCAAAGGCATTGATTTTTCTGCTACGCCAGGCACAGG